AACTTGGTCAACTCAAATTGTACGCCTAATGACGTGCAGTATGAACTTTTCCAGGAGTATCACTCTCCGTGTCTTAGACAGGGAGATAATGATCTCGATAGACTTCTCCTCAAGAATTTACAAGTAGAATGTGACGAATTCTCATCACATCTTTCTCCTTTTAATGCGATCTCTGAATTCTGTATTCAGAGAGCTCATAAAGAAGATATACTTGTATTTAGACATGGCCCAGGTGCGACTGCCAGTGGGAATTCCCAAATTGATAAATTTGAGTTCCCTTACTGGCCTCGTAAGCTTGCTGGCACATTTCCTAGCATTTTTGGAAAATGTCTAGCTAGTGACCCTAGTTTGATTGCTCGTAATCATGAGCTTCCTTCTAGGTTGCTTGATGTGCCTAAGACAAAATTGAAGCCGCGATTAATCGCTGCTGAACCCGTTGAACACCAATGGTGCCAACAGGCAATTCTGTCTTTCCTAGTCCGTGAGATAAAGACTTCCGCCTTAGGGTTTAATATAGACCTAAGGCGTCAGGATTTATCTCAGGATGCGGCCAAGCTTGGTTCACTTGACGGATCACTTGCCACGATTGATTTATCGTCAGCATCAGATCGTCTTTCATTGAGAGTCGTCGAATCTGCTTTTCGCAGATCGCCTTCTCTTTTGAAAGCATTGCATGCCTCCAGGACACGATATACAAAGAATTGTATATCAGGTACTGAGCCCTACTTCTTAAAACTTAAGAAGTTTGCAAGTCAAGGAACAGCCGTTACCTTTCCAGTTCAGAGTATTATCTTTTGCTTAGCCGCAAGGTCTATTGCTAGACTTTACCCTAAACATCAGTATAATACCCTAACAAGGAAAGTTAGGGTTTACGGTGACGATATTATCGTCCCGGCCATTTGGTATGATCGTCTTGAACGATTGCTAACACTTCTCTCACTGAAAGTCAATGAAGAAAAATCTTTCTTCACTGGTCTTTTCCGCGAGTCTTGTGGTGGCGACTTCTATAGGGGAGATGATATCACCCCTATGAAGTTTCGTTCTTATAGACCTACCGACCCATCAGGAGTCGAGTCACTTATTGATTGTTCCAATAATGCCTATATTAAGGGCCTTTGGAATTTATCACAAGTGATAACGGATAGCCTACCAAAGAGAATTCGAAACTCTCTTCCGGTAATGCGGTCTTCTGATGGATACTGCGGGTTCCTATCACATTGTGGTAGTTCATACTCTCACTTAAAAATGAGATGGAACTATCATTCCAGCAATGTTGAGTATCTTGTTCATAGCTTCTTTGCGAAAAACAAGAAGGCTTACCGCAGGCCTGAGTCTAGAC